AGGGCAAAGCACCTGAAGAGACAAAGGAAAAAATCTTTAAAGGATTCGCAGAAGGTAGATCTAAGTAATGTACGAGCAAAGTTTAGTTGAAATAATAGAGCCTGTTAAAAAAACGACTATCAGTCGTCTTAATAAAGGCAAAAAATGGAAATATGGATATGATAAAGAACATGATATTATCGTTATATCAAAAACTGGTCAAATTGGTGAAATCCTTGAAATTGAAAATTTGCGAATCGCTTTGCCCAAAGTGCCAGTGCAAGTGTACAGTCACGAAAAAAACAAATGGGTAAAAACTGATCAACCTAAAGAATTAGAACGTCTTAAAAGTATATTTGATTGGAGAGTTTATCCAGATGAGCAAAAAGAACAATGGTTCGATTATATCGACGAAGAGTTCAATAGAAGAGAAAATGGATTTTGGTTTACAAACAACGGTATATCAACTTATATAACCGGCACTCACTATATGTACTTGCAATGGAGCAAGATAGATGTTGGAGCTCCAGACTTTAGAGAAGCAAACAGATTGTTTTATATATTCTGGGAAGCTTGTAAAGCAGATAAAAGATGTTACGGAATGTGTTACCTAAAGAACAGACGTTCAGGGTTTTCGTTCATGTCATCTGCCGAAACAGTTAACTTAGCCACTCTTGCAAGTGATAGTAGATATGGAGTGTTATCTAAAACAGGTTCAGATGCCAAGAAAATGTTTACTGACAAAATTGTTCCAATTAGTATAAACTATCCATTCTTTTTCAAACCCATCCAAGATGGTATGGATCGTCCAAAAACGGAATTAGCATATAGGATTCCATCTACTAGATTTACTAGGAAAAAGATAACGGTTAATGAGAAACTAGAAGAATTAGAAGGATTAGATACAACTATTGACTGGAAGAACACAGGAGACAATAGTTATGACGGTGAAAAATTAGCTTTATTAGTACATGATGAAGCCGGGAAATGGGAGAGACCCGAGAACATCTTAAACAACTGGAGGGTTACAAAAACATGCTTAAGATTAGGTAGTAGAATTATTGGGAAATGCATGATGGGTTCAACAAGCAACGCGTTGGACAAAGGTGGAGAAAACTTTAAAAAACTATACAATGCTTCAGACGTCACAAAACGAAATAGAAATGGCCAAACAAAATCTGGTTTATACTCTTTGTTTGTCCCAATGGAATGGAACTATGAAGGATTTATTGACGAGCACGGAGTTCCAGTATTCACTACTCCTGACGTCGATGTGTTCGACCCAAGTGGTGAATTAATAGACGTAGGCGTAATAGATAATTGGCAGAATGAAGTCGATGGTTTAAAAGGAGATGCCGATGCTTTAAATGAATTCTATCGCCAATTTCCAAGAACAACAGAGCACGCATTTAGAGATGAATCTAAAAACAGTATATTTAACTTAGTTAAAATATATGAGCAGATAGATTACAACGAGGAGATGTCAAATACCTTAGGAATAACTCAAGGTAATTTTCAATGGGTCAATGGTATAAAAGATTCCCAAGTGATATTTTATCCAGATAGAAAAGGAAGATTTAAAGTTAGTTGGGTTCCACCTCAACAAATTCAAAACAAAGTGGTATTAAAAAACGGTGTAAAGTGGCCTGGCAACGAACACATGGGAGCTTTTGGTTGTGACAGTTACGATATATCAGGAACTGTAGATGGAGAAGGTTCTAAAGGAGCTTTACACGGACTGACCAGGTTCAGCATGGAAGATGCTCCAGCTAATAGTTTCTTTTTAGAATACCTGTCTAGACCACCAACAGCAGAGATGTTCTTTGAAGACGTTCTAATGGCATTAGTATTTTACGGGATGCCTATACTTGCTGAGAACAATAAGCCTCGTCTATTGTACTATTTAAGAAGAAGAGGATACAGAGGTTTTAGTATGAATAGACCGGACAAAGTTTGGAACAAGTTGTCTGTAGCTGAAAAAGAAGTTGGTGGAATACCAAATTCAAGTGAAGACATAAAACAAGCTCACGCGGCTGCTATTGAAATGTACATTCAAGATCATGTGGGCATACAGCAGGATGGAACGCATGGAGATTTATATTTTAACGCTTTACTAAACGATTGGAGTAGATTCGATATAAACAAAAGAACAAAGTTTGATGCGTCAATAAGTTCTGGTTTAGCTATAATGGCTAATAATAGACATTTATATGCTCCAAACGCAAAGGTTGAAAAACCTAAATTAAACATAAACGTTTCCAGGTACACTAATACTGGAAGTAATTCACAAATAATCAAATAATAAATATGGCAGAGTCTGGCATTAAAAGTTATTTTCCAAGTCAAACCGTAGGTGATGCTGAGAAACTTAGTTACGAGTATGGTTTAAAAGTTGGTAAGGCTATAGAGCAAGAGTGGTTCAATAACGATAGAAGTGTTAATAGATATAAATCTAATAGCAATGATTTTCATAATTTAAGATTGTACGCTAGAGGCGAGCAATCTATTCAAAAATATAAGGATGAGTTATCGATCAACGGTGATTTGTCCTATTTAAATTTAGACTGGAAACCAGTTCCCATTATACCTAAGTTTGTAGACATTGTTGTTAACGGTATTGCTGAGAGAATGTACGACATAAAAGCTTCGTCACAGGATCCTTTTGGAGTTTCTAAAAGAACAGAATACATGGAATCTATATTATCTGACATGAGATCAAAAGAATTTAATGATTTTGCTATGAAAGCTTTTGAGGTTAATCTTTATGAAAATAATAAAGATACTTTGCCTGAATCAGAAGAAGAATTAAAACTTCACATGCAACTTACGTATAAGCAAGCTGTAGAGTTAGCTGAAGAACAAGCTTTAGGTGTTTTATTTGAAGGAAGCAATTATGAACTTATTAAAAAACGTTTTTATTATGACCTCACCGTTCTAGGTATTGGTGCTGTAAAAACTTCATTCAGCACATCAGAAGGTGTTACCATAGACTACGTAGATCCCGCTAACCTTGTTTATTCTTATACTGACTCCCCTTATTTTGAAGATATATATTATGTTGGTGAAGTTAAGTCAATTCCAGTAAACGAGCTTGCAAAACAGTTTCCTCATTTAACAGAAAGTGATCTTGAGGAGATAATGAATAAAAAAAGTTTCAATAGAAACAATAATTCCACTAGATTTTCTATAGACAAAGAAGATAATAATACTATTCAAGTCCTATACTTTAATTATAAAACTTACATGAACGAGGTTTATAAAATAAAAGAAACTGGGACTGGTGGTGATAAGACTATACCAAAGGATGATAAATTTAATCCACCCGAGGGTAAAGAGGGAGGCTATAAAAGATTAATGAGATCTATAGAGTGTTTATATGATGGGGCTATGATTTTGGGGACGGATAAATTACTTAAATGGGAAATGGCTAGGAATATGATGCGCCCTAAAAGCGATTTTACTAAAGTAAAAATGAACTACGCTATAGTAGCGCCTAGAATGTATAACGGTAAAATAGAATCTTTAGTTGGTAGGATTACCGGTTTTGCAGATATGATTCAGTTGACACACTTAAAATTACAACAAGTACTAGCTAGAGTAGTTCCAGATGGAGTTTACTTAGATGCCGATGGTTTAGCTGAAATTGATTTAGGTAATGGAACTAACTATAACCCCCAAGAAGCTTTAAACATGTTCTTCCAAACAGGATCTGTTATTGGAAGAAGTTTTACGGCTGATGGAGATCAGAATCCAGGCAAAGTACCTATTCAAGAATTACAAACTGGGGGTGGCGGACAAAAAATGCAAGCGCTAATTGGTACATATAATTACTATATGCAAATGATAAGAGATGCTACTGGATTAAACGAAGCCAGAGACGCGTCTACCCCTGATAAAAATGCATTAGTTGGTGTTCAGAAATTAGCAGCGGCAAATTCAAATACAGCAACAAGACATATACTACAAGCTGGATTGTTCTTAACCGCAGAAACAGCCGAGTGTTTATCTCTTAGAATATCTGATATTATAGAATATTCTCCAACCAAAGAAGCTTTTGTGCAACAAATTGGTGCTCATAACGTAGCGACGTTAGAGGAAATGTCAGAATTACATCTTTATGATTTTGGCATATTCATAGAATTACAACCTGATGATGAAGAGAAAGCAATACTAGAAAATAATATCCAAATGGCATTACAGCAACAAATAATTGAACTTGCTGATGCTATTGATCTTAGAGATATTAAAAATGTTAAGTTGGCAAATCAATTACTAAAAATAAGAAGAACTAAAAAGTTAGAGAAAGATCAGTTAATGCAACAGCAAAACATGCAAGCGCAAGCGCAGGCTAATGCTCAAGCGCAACAAGCTGCTGCTCAAGCTGAAGTTCAGAAAGGTCAAGCGTTAATGCAGGGTCAAGCTCAAATGGAACAAATGAAAGCCCAAATCGATTCTCAGAGGATGATGCAAGAAGTTGAGCACAAAAAAGAATTAATGGGATTAGAATTTCAATATAACATGCACCTTAAGGGAATCGAAGTAGATGGTGTTAAAGGTAGAGAAAAAGAAAAAGAAGATCGGAAAGACGAAAGAACAAAAATACAAGCTTCACAACAAAGTGAACTTATAGATCAAAGAAAAAACGAAAAACCACCTAAAAACTTTG